GCAGTTCGCTTTGCCGGGCCTTCCTGTTGCGACTCGATACCAGGCCGGTATCGAGTTCGTTCGGTGGCATCTGAAGACGTTACTTCGGACTAACCTCGCTCCTCATGAGCTTGGCTTTTCCGGTCGTTTCGCCTTTCGGGTGCTGACCAAAGCAGGGGCCCTGGCTTCGATTAAGCGAAGGCTGGCCTTGAACCCACTTGATTCCTTGTGCGCTAAGTTGCCTTCTTTACCCTGTCCGCATAACGTCGTTATGACGTCAAGTGACGTGGACTGGGTTTCCTCTCTGACGAGGGAAGAAGAGCTTCTTAACGCGCGAGAACTCGCGTCTTGGAAGTGGAGGAAAGTCGGCACGTTCAGTGCGGCTGTCCGAGCTCTTGAGCTTCGTTACTGGGTGGGGCTTTCGCTCCCGCCCGTAGACGTTGCTCGCTCGGTCCGGCTGAACGATCGTTTAGTGACGGTACCTGGTTGGTACCGGAGGGTAAAGGACGCGTATTACGCGCCTCGCGTTGAGCAGGAACGACGGGTCTTTCTTATGAAAGGTCTCGATCGCCTTCCTACTTATGACGAGGCAATACGACTGCCTTTGGGTAGCAGCGTCCTTCAAGTGTCTCCGTTTGAGCCACGAGATAAGTCTTCTGTTTCCGAGAGGAAGCAGTTGAGGCATCTCGAACTCATGGAGGCGCTTGCAGGCGCTTGAGGGTCGGCTGGCCGGCGGCACTGCGTAGCAGTGTCGCGCAGGGCGCGCCCTCTGATCCGCTCGCTAGGTTCGCGAGCGGTTCCAACTCTTCTCCTGGCTACTATTGGTGTCAGAGTAACAGTGACCTCTTCGGGGTCTCCTTTCGAACGTGACGCGGTCAACGCGTAGTGTCGTCCGACGGTTGGTCTTAGCCAATTAACCCTTGGGACTGCAGCCGGGACTTCGCCGGGGCTAGCGAAGTTAGCCATCCACGGGTCGATCGGGACACCCCGAACAAGCCGCGCGAGTAACTGTCGCGGCCGAGGTAGTAGTGAGAGGAGGAGGGAAGGGACCGTTCGGTTCTGAACGGCTAGGGTCATGGTGGGAGACGTAGGCTTTACCTGCCGAACTCCTCGTACGTCCGTATGACGTCCTGCGCAGAGCGGGGGCACCAGAATTACGATTGTAGATCGTAATTGGAAATACCAGCTTGTCTGCTTGATGGGTTTTATCTCGTCAAGCCGAGAAGGTGAAGCGAGCTCGCCCCACCCGCGACGCTGTCGCGTGAGTTGCCGCCGGACCATTGACACAGTCCGCCGGGCCCTCAACACTTGGTGTCGCTGTTACCGAAGGGAGCGGATCATCTTTGACCCAATCTTTCGAGATTGTTCAGAGTTGTCTGCGTCCGTCAAGGAGTTACTGTCGAGTTGTCCCTCTTCTGTTGAAGAAGAGAGGATGGCCTTTCAGTCTATTAAGAAACTCCTTCCGGATTCTTGCAGATGCATGAACGCGTCGCTCCTGGATAGGTTGTTGGAGGGTGTGGTCCGCCCTCCGCGGAATTTGCCTCACGGTTTCCTCAAGTTCGTTGAGAAGGAGTCGCGTAAGATTTTCCCAGCTTGCTGGGATCGCACTTACCGAGAGCACTGTTACACAGTCTCTCCTCCTCTCTCTTCGACCCTAGAGAACTCTCGCGCCCGGGGCGGTGGCCTGTCGGCCACACGCTGTCAGGAAGAGTATCTAGGTCAAGTTTTAGGAACCGTCGCTCCCGGCTCGACTTCATGCCTGGCGCGTCCCATGGTAGTCCAATCAGCGGGTAAGCCTCGTCCTCTGACGAAGTTTTCCGAAGACTGCTTGCTACTCAAACCTTTGCACAAGGCACTCTATGATAGAGTGTCGACCTTGGGCTGGGTTTGTCGGGGCGACGTCAACGCGGAGAAGTTAGATCGAGCTGGGTTTAAGCGCGGCCTTGGTGAGTTGGTGTCTGGCGATTATAAGTCGGCCACCGATAACCTTCCGCTGGAAGTCGCCGAGTGCGTTCTTAGGGTTGCGTTACTTAACGCTACTCGGGTCCCTGAGGGGATCTCCGAGTATGCGCTTCGTATCCTTCGCCCTTTGTTTGTACACGGCGATTCGGAGATTGAAGTTAGTTCCGGACAGCAGATGGGGTCTCTTCTGAGTTTCCCTCTCCTCTGCGTCCAGAACTACATCGCCTTTTTGTGGGCGAAGAGGCAGCACTTTGGTGCTCGGCCTCCCCACATGCCTGTTTTAATTAATGGCGATGACATTCTCTTCCAGTGCGGGGATCCAGTCTTTTATGACTCGTGGATTAAGGTTGTCGGTTGTGTTGGCTTAGAGGTCGAGCGTACCAAGACGAGTGTTGCTGAGGATTACGGATCCCTGAATTCCACCTTGCTCAGGTGGAAGTCGGGTCTTCTTAGGGTGGTCCCAACACTTCGTTTCGGCATGCTGCGCACTCAGCCTTACGCCAATTCACTTCCTAGGTCTCTCCGGCAGTTCGCTTTGCCGGGCCTTCCTGTTGCGACTCGATACCAGGCCGGTATCGAGTTCGTTCGGTGGCATCTGAAGACGTTACTTCGGACTAACCTCGCTCCTCATGAGCTTGGCTTTTCCGG